CCTGGAACTTGCTGTCCAGATCGAAGTGCTGGATTTCGATAGAGAGCTGGAAACCCGAACCATAAATGGTCTGGGTGAAGCGCTTATCAAACCCTTGACGCATCTGATCGTAGTTGACCGATGCACCCTCTTCCTTCTCCGTGAACAGCCCGAAGCCGGTCAGTCCGGTAACTTCGGTATATGCGGCCTTCACGTCCTTGACCTTAAAAACCTGGTCAAAGTGCATCGCGTGATGCCGAAACCGCATATCAATTACTTCATCAATATAAGCCAGTCTGGACGCAAAGAAGTCGCCAAACTGTGGCCGGATCATCAAAGCTCCTGCAGCCATTGTTTATGCTCCTTCCTTACGCACCAGTAACCGTGGCCATACGATGCCACGATGGGTTAATCATACCTACGACCTTACAGTTGGCAGCCGTAGTAGTCTGGTCAATATGATTCCCCCAGTTGTTAGGCCGGAAGAACCCATTAGCAGTAGTCGAAGACCGGTTCGCAAGCACAATCTTCGAGCTACCAGTCGTACGGTTCACTGACGCATTAGCGCCACCATTCGTACGGGTCAGACTGAACTGCTGGAAGAAGGCCGATCGCGAGATAGCCTGCGAAGCCTGCACCATAAAAAGCTGACTCGGATGGTCATAGACCAGCACCTTCCGCAAGACACCCGCAGCCGCCGAAGAGACAAAGTGAGCCGCAATGCCAACCACACGACCACGAGTTCCAGTCGAGGCCAGAATGTTGGTAGCAAGCTTCACATGCCCAGCGGCATTAGCTTCCACTACAGAGCCTTCACCAATAACGGTAGTAGTCGTAGTGTAATACGGAGTAACTCGGAGAATCTGCTGGTATGGCCGAAAACCGAAACGGTTGTCGATATTAGCCATTACACACTCCTAAACGCGGGAGTCTTATCCCTTTTTCTTAGTCGGTGGTCGCCCACGCTTGCGCTTCTGAACCACCGGGGTATCTGGTGCTAGAGTAACCTTCGGAGCAACATGATCTTCCTCGATAGGAGCCGCATCCATGAAAGGAACATAGTTACGCGGATCAGCCTGAGGCAGTTCCAACTCCTTAATGTCAATTCCTCGTGCTTTCAGTTGGACATTCAGATCCAGAGGGTCCTTCTTGTCAGAGAAGGTTTCCGGTCCCTGCCCCCAAGGCTTCGGCATCCCGCTGATCTCAGCCTGATACCGCTGCTTAAGAGCATTCCCACGCTTCGCCGAGTCCATCTTGGCTACGAGCCAAGCACCCAGCGGCTTCCAGCACAGGATGTTCTGCCCGCGCTGAAGCGTAGTGTCCGCAGTCTGCACATACTTAAGAGGCGTTTCAGTAATGTACTTCTCCACCTCTTCATAGATACCATCACCCTTCTGCACCGGAATCCATCCTTGCCACCCAGAGCGCTGGAGCTGTATCTTTGACTTCCAGTGAAGCCGACGCCCAGGCGGGTGCTTTCGGATATCATACGGTGAGAACTTAGAATAAGAGTCCTGCAAGATTTCAACTAGATTTGCCATTAACCTTGTCCTTGATTCCAGATGAGACGATCTTGGATGTCTTTTGTGCGCTTGTTAATGTTGTCTAACTTCAAGCCTGGGAAGCGCTGCGCCCAATCCTTGTGGATGGGATCATCTTCTTTGATGAGAGTTTCCGTGGGCTTTCGCCGTGGACTACCGTTGCTCCTGTCACTCCACCCGCGTGGTGGCTCTGGGGTTGGTGCCGGCTTACGCCCAGACACCAGCGTCGGCTGCATGGTTGCGACTTCGTTTGCTGCATCCAAGACAGTTCTAGCATTCTGCGCACCCGAACGGATACGCTCTTCAACGTTTCGCACCACCGCCACATAGAAAGGACTATTCACGTCCATGAGCTCAGGGTACTTGGCAGAAGCCTGCGTGTTATACACATTCTGCTGCTGTGACACCTGATTCTGCTGGGACAGCTTAGCCTCCAACTTCTTAGTCTTCAAGTCAGTCAGCTTCCCAATGATGTGTGCTTTCACGTCATCACGGTCCCCTGCCTGCGCGTAGGCATGAAGCAGTTGTTCCTCGGTAAACTCCTCGTCTGGCTTCGGAGGTGGACCGGCCTTGGCGGCTGCAAGCTCTGCCTGCAACTGTACAATCTGTGCATCTTTGATCCGTGCCGTCTCGGCCGCTTGTGCCGCCGTACGGCGTTCAAACTGGTCAAGCTTGCGCATCACCTCTGCATAGACTTGCTTCGTCGGTACACCGCGTTCGTCTACATCTGTTTCGCTGACGGGGGGATTCTCCCCGCTAACCGGTTCGGTTTCACCGTCCGGCAGATTCTCTGGGTCCATTACGTGGTCCTCTCGAATGTCGCGCCTACCGGGCGCGGACGGATAGTTACGTAGTCATAACCCGGATACTTCTCCACAATTTCCTCCGCAAAGTTCCAGGGAAAGATAACAATGTGATCGGGCTTGCGCCGCTTTGCGCACTCCCAAGAGCAAACCGGTATCCCAGTACCAGCTTGATGCATTCCTTGCTTCGAGCGCGTATCGTCAATGATACGCTCTATCATCCGGTTGTCGATACCACAAAAGTTGAGCAATACACTGGCCTTGGCAGCAGCGCCAAAGCCCACCACATATCCGTCAAGAGCGGATACCTGTTCAACGAAGTACTGCTTGTAGTCCTGTGCGCGCTGCGCGAACACTGAGAACGTGTACGCATCATACATGCCTTCGGCGCGCTCTTGATAGATGACTTCCTGGAAGGCTTGCCCATTCGTCTTGTCTTGCTTCGTACACCAGACACGCAGCGACCCCCCATGCATTGGAACTTCTTCCACCGACTGCGCATACAGGCCGTGGCGGCGCAGAATCTTCTGGAGTGGCTTGGCCAGGAAGTAGGACAGGTGCTCGTGATACACCGTATCAAACTGGCACTCTTGAATCATGCGCATCGCATGCGGGACCTCAAAGACAAACTTGCCGTCCGGGGACAGGAGAAGATTGACCCCAGAAAGAAAGTCATCCAAGTCATCCACATGCGCCAGTACATTCTGCGCCGACACAACCTGCGCACGCGTACCCGACTCCACCATATGCTTGGCGGTCTGAAAGTTGAAAAGAGACTGGACAATTGGAATCCCATCAATCATAGCGTGAACCGTCTGTTCTTCAGCGGGGTCCACACCCAACACGTCGCATCGCCATATGCTACGCGCAATCGACAGGAGCGTCCCGTCGTTACATCCAATGTCCACCCACGTAGCATCGGAACGTATGTTTGCCTGTGAGGCCAGAGTCAGGCAGTGGGTCTTAAAAGACTCAGACACCCCTGTGCGGTAGGGGTATTCGTAATACAAAGACTTAGGATCTACAACCTGCTCAAGCTGCAGATTCCCGCACTTCATGCAGCGATTCAGATCTTGTGGATAGAGATCAGGCTGGAGAGCATCGAACTGATCCCGGTACAAGCGATTTGCCAACGGCAAATTTCCATAGGATAGTACTGTGTAGAGATCGTGTGACCCGCACCCGCGACACGTACTCCGCCTGGTGAAGTTACCCACTTACTGCCGCCTCCTCTTCCTCGCGCCCTTCAGTAATCGTCCAGTTATCATTACCGTAGTACGTCGCCTCCGCGCGGAAGGCGGGGAGCTGTACCCGGTGATAGCACTTCGCCGGACCTAGAACAGTACGGTCAAACCCTGCAGTATGCAGTAATACCACAATGTCAGGACCATAATACGCCCAACGATGCTGATCCCCCGCATAACGATCGTGCCCGTAGATGCACTCCATGAGCCCATAATTCCCAGCAGTAACTTCCTTAAGCATTCCACCTGCTTCAGGGACCTCAAGAATAAACACTCCCATCGGGCGCAATACTCGGCGAATCTCTTGCATCACCCTACACACCTTATGCATGGGAAGATGCTCAAGCACATGAAACGCAACCACCTTATCGTACGTATGATCTGCAATAGGCCAGGGGAACTCCAAGAGGTCAAAGGTATGGTCGAGATCCGTTCCCTTGCGATCATGCATATGGTGGATCTCATCATTCTGAGACTTGACCCTCATCCACCCCACACCCAGATGCAGCGTCTTCTTGAAAGAACCACCTGCCGCCCAATTCAACCTTGGGTCAATGGACAGATCAAAAGCTAGCTCCCCATTCTGCATCAGATAGTCATTTGCCAACTCTGCCTACCTCCCTTACTGACCCTAGTACTTAGGCTTTTTCTTTCCCACGTAACATTCCTTCCACTGCTGCAATCCCTGACGCTAGACCATGAATCTTGCCTAGCCGGTACTTGTAGTCTGCCCAATCATCAGAAGTCTCCAGACACCTACGCTCTGTCTCCACCAACCCACTGAAGAAGTTCAGCATCGCCACTACGATAGGATCGTTACCATGCCCTGCCAGAAACTTGGCCGTGTTATCCCGTGACATGGGAAACACTACCTAGCCCCCGGCGGCATGCTTTCAGCACCCATCATCGGCATCGGTGCGTTCTCTCCGGTAGACATCCCTGGACTAGCCATGGGAAGATTGCGTCCAGGCTGCTGGGCGGTAGTAGCCGCCGACGCCTGCGCCGCCTCCATCAGTTGCCCGAGGAAGCCATAAGCCTGGACGGCGTTAGCAAACAACGGCACGTACTCCTGCGGTACCATCTCGAACTCTGGAGACTTGGCAAAGGCATCAATCGCGGCGGCCATGCTTGCCGGGTCTTCCGACATGCGCGGCTCAATGCCAATGCCCTGGATCAACGTGCCGATCACTTCATCTGGCGTACGGGCGCGGAGCTGCACAGGGACCTGTGGCTTCAGATCGTTGACGTTAACATCCCCGTCATCGTAGGCGCGAAGGAACTGCTGGATAAGGCCGACAGCCGCTCCAGGGTCAGACTGGTAAAGCGGATCGTTTCGTAGGGTGGTATAAATGACTGCAGCACGATTCTGGCGAATCTCCCGATTGGTGTTGGTTGTATTGCCAGAGATAATAAAGTCATAGCGCCCCCGCATGTCCGACTTGGCAATCTTCCGCTTCTTCTTCTCCCCCGTCACCCGGAAATAGACTTCATCCGGCATGAATTCTTGTTGGAGCCCGAAGATTTGGTAGAGCGATTCCTTGAAACCTTCACGCGCAATCTTGATTAGGTCATCAACCTTGATGCTGCCTTCGGACAGAACCATGCTCGTACCGCGCGCCGTCCTGGGCGTTGCTCCAGGCCGTCTCTGACCCGACTGCATGGGGCCCATTCCTACCCAATCTTCAGCGAGTGAAATAAGGAGATTGGCGAGATCCAAGGCGCCCACAGGGTTCTTTGCCCACTGCGGAAAGGTAATCTTGGAAGAATCTCCGACAGGTATACCCTGTCCGGGGGCAACTCGAAGATACTGGTTTGGGTCTTGGCCAGTGGCTGGCTCAAAGAAGAAGAACGGGTTGTTGATGAGCAGTTCTCTATCGTTGGTAAGGTTGAAGAGGGCATTAATCTCCAACTGAATACCTGCCAAGTCCTGGCATATGGATCTTCCATAGAAACGGCCGGGCACGCGCTTATACCAGGTGACAGCATAGGGACGCCGCCCATGTGGAAATTCTTCTTCCAGATACTGATATCGACACAGGCACGAGGTCGCCATAACCACCGTGTAAACCATGTGCTCATCCTGGTAATCATCATTGATATCGTCAAAGCAGTAAACCTCCAGCACGAGGAACTTACCGTCCTTGAACCCATATCCCTTAAGCCCAGTCACACCCTCTTCTTCGTCCTGGTCAGCTGACCGCGCCGAATCGTCTTCACTAGCCTGACTGGGACTATCAAGTTTCACCAGTTCCTTCCACTCAGCATCCGTGAACTTGTACAGACCTAGCTCCCTACGGGCTTCAAGCTCGGACAGAGAAAGGTAGATTTCCTCTTCTACGTACTTACTCCGCTGAATGTCTTGCGTACGGTATGGTACAAAGATAGAGTCCAACTGCTTCCACTCTACACGAGGAGCGTTGTAAACCAGATCCTTGTAACAAGCGTAGATTTCAACTAGGTCTTCATCGTCGGAGTCGGATCGAACAATTTCGATATCCGCTGAAACATAGCGGTTGTCCACCCTAATCTTGGTCTTCCACTGGTGCTGCCTAACTTCTTTGGGTGCCTCCTGAGGGTCCAGATTAAACAGGCTGGTAAGATAGTCTTCGTCTTCCAACTCAGTCGGTTCTTGGACGATCTCGCCACGTACGGTATCTCCCGGTTGTGCAACCCTACTGCGCTTGTACTTGTAACGAATCTGCCGCCACTCGCGTTCCCACGTCTGCTTCATAATCGAAGTGCCATCGATGAGCGACATGTCGATCCAGTCTCTTACGGTATTCCGGTAGTCGTGGATCTGGTTGGAAACTGACCAGTGCAGGTACTTTTCCTGGATATCCGTATCTTCAATGTCATTATCTTCAACTGGCTCCAAGTTTGCCACCGGGTCAGTGTCAAAGAAAGACGCCATATACCGAGGAAGAAGGTTATCTTTGATCTTGGAGATGATCGGGATATGGATATCACTGGCGCCTTCCCAGGGGATGTTAGCGCGCGGTACTTCCCCAGTATACAGCTTCCACCAGAACTCTTGCTTCATCTCCCAGTTGGCACGCTGGTTCTTCGCCTCGAAGTACCAGTCGATGCACATCATGGCCTTCTCTTCTCGGTAGGCTGCATTTTTAAACTTAGAGATCGCCACTAGTCGCCTGCAATATAGTACTTGAGGGTACTGGTAGTTGTCGCCTTGTTCTTGTACTTCACGGCTGCAAAGGTCACGTAACCATAGACAACAAATCCACCTGACAGTAGAGTTACTGAATGAGTGTAAGACGCGTTACCAACCCCAGCCTTAGGGATAATCAGCATTGGCCCAGTCGAGCATTGAACATACAAATGATTCCCCTGAGAAAGCGTCTGCATGCTGATTGTGCCGGTGGTATTGGATGTAAGCTGAATAGTACCCTCAATCGACTCCGTAAAGGTCCTATGGCCAGTCTCAAAAGGTATAACCACGCGCTGCGCACCATCCTCCGTGCGCACCCACTGGCCGTTAATTCTTACTCGGTTTGTTGCCATTCTTCCTCTTCGATTCTGACTTCATAGCCGTGTCGCCGCAGGTGATACACTCAACCCCCTCAACCTCGGCGTCACAAGTAAAGGTGATACTCGCCTGGCAGAAGGCACAATAGAACTCGTGCGGGCCGGACTCACACCGCAGGCACCACCTGCCGTTGCACCTGAATCCACACTCACCGCAGCGATTATAGGTCATCATTGGGAATGCCGTAACTGATAGAGAGACTTATACATCTCCCGCTCCTCTAAACGACCAGCCTCCGACGTGTAAGTAAACGCGATTGATCCACCTTCGTCCCGCCATAGATCAACCAAGCTGTCCGCATAGACAGTTCCGAGTTGCGTCGAAAGGACACTGTGGGGATTTTGACGCCATACGGAAACGCAATCCTGCCATCTGAAGTCTGGGTGCAGGCCAGCGTTCTCGATGTAGATTGGTCCCGGCCACACACGCAGCGGTCCATTAGGCATCATTCCCCATCGGATATATCGAGTGTTGTGCTTGAACTCTTTCTTAACGATCCTGAAGAACTGGGCTTGTCCAGCGTCCCAGGCAAGCAGCTTATCGGTAGTCACCCGGTCCCACCGGCCCGAAGATGGGTGAATCTGCCACTCCGCCAGAGGCCAGGCTACATCAAAAAACGCAACCCCATCTGGCGTCTGCGTAACCATAAACTTGGCCCATTGAGTCGCCCGCACAGAGTCAATTGCGGTATAGTCAATAATCGGCCGCCGCCCACCCTCTGCATAATAGCGATAATAAAGCGTATCCCCATTTGCGTCCCTAAGAATAGCGCCCCAGCGTACAGCAAGAGTATCGTGCAGATACTTACAATAAACATTATAATCCCACTCCCCACGCAGGATCTGTGGCTGGATGTGGTGGACATTGTAGTATTGCACATATTTCTTCTGTGCTATACGGAGTTTCTGCAAAAACTGTGGATACCCGCCCGGAAACCCGTGGAGTACCGCTATATCGAAATTCAGATCCGGCAGCGACTGTAAAGTATCCATCTCCGCTGGGAGGAAGTGGCGATACAGCAGTGGGGCCGCACGAGTTGGTGTTAAGCAGGATACACATAGCATACCCACAATGAGGACAGCGAAAATTAGCCAAGCATTGCGGACATTGCATCGCACTACCTTAACCTCCATAGTAGAACACACAAGTAGCATTCACGCTAGTTGTCAATGGCTTATAAAACGCTTTACGCCCAGTACCACGACAAGACTGGCACGTCCAAGACATAAAAGGATAACCACCACTCTTAGACCCTCTCCCGCCGCATTCCATGCAGGGCCTCTCCCCAGCACTATACCAGGCGTTATCCACACGAGTTGTCATGTTGCTATCCATCTAAACCCCCGTCCAGAGCCCAGTGGGCGTATTGTAACTGTTCCTCGTAACTTCGTACTGTGGCCGCACTAGTGTCTCAGGCGCTGCCAACTGGGCATTACGCTGGTAGAAGTATCTGATACACGCCAGGAAGTCATCGTCCTTGGCTACTACGTCCTGCTTTGCGTCCTTGTAAGCTCCCTGCGAATTCTTCCAGTTATCCCAAACGTGCTTAAGAAAATTGCTACAAGTCTGCGGGCACGTAGTAAAGATTTGTAGCTGGGGACGCTGTGTGATCTTGCTAACTTTGAGGGCGGAATGGATAGCCTGGTAGCCAGCCCACTTGTTGCGCTTATACGCCTTAGTGAAGCGTAACCCCTCGTGAGCAAACAATTGCACAATAGTTTTTCCTGTGCCGCGTTCTTGCTCCTCAGCACTATCGTCAATGATTCGATCTCGTATTCTGATGAGTCCTTGGTGGGGCGCTTCATACCTGCCTCTATGCTGGGCCTCCTTGTCCTTGATCGCGTCGGACACATCCTGGATCGTTGTTAGGCGCTTGTCCCAGAGCTCGTCATAGGCAACCACCGTGTCAGTTGCTGGATCGTAGGCGAGCCATAGCACTGCCACTGGCTTGCGCGGATGAGGATCAACAAGGCAATAGCGTGGCCAATACGGGTTGAGTCGATAAGGCTCAACGTAGTAAGGAGGCTCGGGTCTCCATTCGGTGAACACTCTTCCAACGAGGTACTTAGGCTGTCCCAGAATACGGGCTTCGTATTCGGTGGGGTCGAGATCAGCAATGAAGTCATCAATGGCCTCCTGCGTCATCGGCCCCGAGGGCGGCATGTTATTAAATATCGAATAGGAAAAGTGCTCGATGCGCTTGCCGGGTCCAGATTGCGGGAGGAGAATATCCCAAATCCATGGCTCTGAGAGAGGGGTGAGCGCCATCCACCAATTACCGAAAGCATCCATAAGTCCGCGGCGGACAGCGATGAACACATCATACGGAGGCGGCTCATCAAAAGAGGCCCAATGTCCAGCATGACCCTCCTGCGCTTCTGAGTCCTGCTGATAGACCCTTAGGAAGACTTCCGATCCGTTCTTGAACGTAAGCTTTTCCGGGTACCCTCGGTATCCCTTCTTAACTGTAAAGCTATTTGGCGGAGCCCATCTTCGTATCTTTGGTACGAGGATTTCGTCAAACACCTTGAACTCTTCCCCAAACATTCTTCCGACGTTGGGGACCGGGATGGGCTGCCCATTGCCGAGATGCACCTTCCGCATAGGATGGGATTCAGGCAACCAGTATCGTTCTCCGTAGACATGGGCTAGTGCCTCCAGTACTTCGCCCTCGGACTTCCCACTTCGGTTGCTACCAGTGCACACCCGGCCCGACGCCGGCGAGATATGAAAGGGTTCCTGGTTCTTGTTAGGGCGGTAGAGCGCCATCGGATTCGCTGCATGAAGCGCCTCGAGGGCGGATAATTCCCTTTCAACGGCAATCAGCTCCTCAAGGAGCCGTGCATGCCGGTCGCCAGACGATAGCTTGTTATTACCGATGTGCAAGTTTTACGAGTCTCTTCGCTCTACGAACGGACAATACTTTTCTGGCCGTTGCGCTTGGTTTTGCTGGCTTTGGGGCCTTCGGCTTGGTCATACCAGTACACCGCCTTTACACACGCTTTAGGGACCTGGGACCAGATAGGCTCGTTAGTACCGTCACCCACGTCTACCTCGTGTACCATCACGTAATGTGATTCAGTCTCCTGGTACAAGTAGCCATTCACCTGAAGAAGATTTGGCTTCCCGGCCGCTTCCATACTGGCGTCGCGGAAGTGAATCACTGGGTCGTCATACACAACACTAATCAGCCTGGGGTAAGGACAGGGGATCTTTGCCTTAATCTTCTCCTCTGCCATTGACTACACGCCCCCACCAATCGCCTGTATAGCGGCATACGCAGCGGTAATGCTGGAGTGCTGGGCGATCTCGCCCGTAAACGCTACCCAGCCTCCATACTGCCGATAGGCAGCACATACCCTATCTACTGCTTGATTGGTACCTGACCCTGGAGCACCAGGGTAGGCGGTGGGCACAATCACACTTAATACATTTTTAGGATGCTGCCGCCAGATAGTCACCCACTGGTCAAATGTTTTACCAGACACTGCAAAGTTATCGGCATTCTCGATATAGATGGGGTGCTCACCATTCGTAGTAAAGTCGGCTGCTGCCCCGTTCTTGATGAGATACAGGCCCCTGGCTTCACAGGCTGCCTTGGCTAGGGTATAGAAGTTGAGAATATTGGTAGTCCAAGTAGCACCCGTCAGATAGTCCGCATAGGCGAGCCCCGTAGCGCATGGGCGGCATTGCTGCCCCACATCCGTGTTGGGATCACAGAAGTAGCCCGATACCGGCGCCCGCCAAGCCTGGTCAAAGAAGAGCCCAGAGTTGGGCCGTAGGTCCAGCATCTTGGTAAGTATTACCAACTGGTTTGCCGCGTTGATCTTGGCCCAGTCCACAATCTCTGGGTGCTCACAGGTGATAGAGTTATAAAAGTACCGGAAAAGTCCGATCTCACCCAAAGAACCAATCATTCGGGCTACTGGGCCGGCAAGCTGAACATTGGCTTGAAACCAGTCAAGCCAGAGATGCCCCTGGCCCACAGACGTAGTTAGGGGAAAGTTCCAGACGTTATAGTAGGCAAAGTGCTTCCTACCCCTGGCGATCTGATCCTGTACCGTGGTCTCTTGGTGCCCCATGTGGTGATACACAAAGCCATTGAACTTGCCAAAGAACTCCGGGTTGATCGCCAGTTTATCCAGATCCACCTTTTCAAAGTGCATCAGGATCTGCTGTGGGCGCATTTCGGTAGGCGTAACCCGGCCCCCGCCCCCTCCGCCGGGGGGCTGAGGATTACGCCGTATCCTACGGCCCCGCTCCCTGGAAGAAGTGGAGTCGTACTTAGACTTTGAGATGCGAAAGGTCACTAGATCCCGCCAGAGACCCGGCCGGAAGTCGTAATCCCACCACTGCCGCGATAGCACATACCCGAAAGCTGCAGCGGACTGCCCCCACCTTGCTTACCAATTACCTGGGCAATACTAATATCAGTCTTCGTGCGCTTGTACTTAGACGTGGCACTGTTACCCTTGCCACCCTGAAATCCACCTTCTTCTTCCATGATTCCTCCTTATTTCTTACCAGGGGCGTTGTCATACTTGGAATGGATCTTGCGATAGGCCATAACTACTCCTTTGGGCATAATAAGGGCGACTACACTGGTAGGCGAGTAGCCTACTATTGCTAACTTGCTGCGCTAGCGCTTGCGACGATGTTGCCAAGGCGCCCCCCAAGGGGCGCCATTGCCTACACTTGCGCTGTAGGCATAAAAAGCCCCTGTATTGTTTTTCTAGTCATGGTTAACTAGCTGCAAGTACTAGACTTGCAAACTAGTAGACTAGCGCGGGGTATTCCCCTAAGAGTACAGGCAATTGACAGCTAGTCAGGGGGCGGTAAAAACTTGCCCACCTGGACCGCAGGCCCAGGAGTCCTAATCTAGTCGCATCGGACCTGGCCTATTAGAGCCAGTACCTTGACTGAGAAAAACCGCCGTGCTTCACACTACTTACTAGCTGCCGGATAGACCTCCAAGTGGGAACCACCCCAGCGTGGGATCGGTCTATCCTCCTCGTCCTGTACCCGAACTATACTGGCGAGTGGTTAGTTTCGCCCCCCTCCGGCTGATGCTCGCTGGGCTGGTCCCTGGTGGGGATACCTGCCGGCGCTGCCGTAGCTAGAGGGTCGTTGAGCAATAGAGTCTCTGCCGGTGCCAGAGGCACCACTTCCAAGGCAGCTTGTGCCGCCTTTATGTCCTCCAACTTTGCCCTTAAGGGGCTAGGGAGGTCAATCTGCAAAAAGGTTAGCTTCTCGACCTTTCCAGTCAAAGAAGTAAGGATGTCCCCGATAGTACGGTGCTGGCTCCCGCCGTCACTCTGCCCCGATACTTCGTCAAACTTATCCTCGAGCCGACAAGCCATGTCCTCGAAGACCTTCGCCTTGTCCGTCAAGATACCCAAGACCAGGGCTCGCTGAGCGCCAGAGAGCTTACCAATGACTTCTGCATCTAGTGAGCTCGCCACCTCGACTGCCTTAGCCTTGAAGAACTCGGCGTAGGCTCTGGATTTATTAGCCCTTACGGCGGTAAGCCGCTTTTTGACGTTCTGTGGAGTCTCAGTAACGGAACGCAAGTACTCCCGAAGGGAATCCGCAGAGATGCCAAGGTCTTTGGCGATCTCATAGGGCGTCTTCCCAAGGCCCGTCAGAAGCCAAACCCTCTCGATCTGGTCCGGCCTGAGCCCCTTCCCATATGCTAGGTTGTACCGTGCCATCCGTTACTTGCTTGTCCTTCCACTTCTGTAGGTGTCCACCAGTCCACTTAGGTGGGATAAGGTAGACTGGGATGCCGTTTTCAAAATGGATGGTGGGACTACCCTGAGGCGGACTGCCTACTTGTTTGGCACGTCGCTTACTGGCTCTCAGGTAATAGCTCCACCAGTCCTTAGGATTCAAATAACTGAAATCGTAGCCACCTAACCATTTTTCTGTTAGTACGTCAGATGCTTTAGGCTTAGCTGTTGAAAGGTATTCGTAGTAGTCCTGTTGAACACGGACTGTATATGGGTCATATTGATGGTTTTCAAACTTGGGATCTACCGGTTCGTCCACCCTGGCCCTCCATGGCATAGGCGTACTCTACCCTGCACTATGTATGACCTAAGTTTAAGGCCATAGATTCAAATATGTTTAGTATATTTCGTCCAGCAGGAATCGAAACAGGGGCACCGTATCATACTTTTCAGCAGATTGCAAGCTCTTTTATGTAAGTTCTTGGGGGAAAAAGAGATAAAGGATACCTGTGGGACCCCTTTAGGGCCAGAAACCGGAAGTTTCTCACACAGCCTCTGTGTCGGGACGGGCCGCGCGCTGGGTCGCCGTATGGGTAGTACTATACATTTGAAGTCATTGAGGGGCATACACTTATACGATCTAGTAACTAACCACTGTAAACCTAGCTTTACACTATTCATAGCCTGGTAAGTGTATGGTATACAAGGGTTTAGTATAGCGCTATAACATGATGTGCCCCTTGCGCTTGCGTGATATGGGCCGTGTCGCATAATTAGCATTATGTCAACTAGTTAGGCCATAGTCAACTATGCGCGCTGGGTGCTGGCGAACCCTTTGACACGGCGGCCGCTACACTTTGAAACACTGGGGCATTGCCAACTATCTGTACACCACAAAGCAAAGAGGCCCGCCCCTTTCGGAGCGAGCCCCCTGCCCTTTCTATTGTGAACGTACTAGCTATGCACGCGCGCGAGCGAGTATATCCGCCGGGGTGGCAAAGGCACTAGACATAACCTTAGTGTACATGCCTACTATTTCACCGGTAGCATGCGAGCGCATGGTGCTAGCCAGCACCCAGCCTCCGCGGGAGAGTACCCGCTTGTATCCAGCGTTCCCGTCGCGGACTGTGCATACCAGCATCTGGTATCCAAGCTTCTGAGCCCGTTCCAGCATCTTGGCGTGTTGCTCGGTGCCCTTGCGCTGGCCTCTCATGGCCGGCTTGACGTACACGTTATGTACAATGGCAATCTGTGCAGAACCGGGCATGGGGCTCAGAGAGTACGAGCCGTATTCACTTCCGTAGCGCATTGTATTCTCCCTGTGAATCGTTGGCGAGCCGCAGGCGGCAATATGCCGCAAGCGACCGGCCTACAGTGTAGAGGCCTTGATCTGCACAATGACATAGGTGGCCGGCCTCACGTACCACCAATGCCGCGGCTGCAATGAAACCTAGTGCCATGATAGCCGCGATCAGGGCAACGGTTTTCCATTCTTGCACGGCCAGAACCAAGGCCGCGCCCACTAAACAGACCCATGCGAAGCCCATTATCTTGCCTCACATTCTGGTAGACCGTCGATCAGTGGTGCATGAATCACCTTAGACGGTAGGTTAAGAGCAATCGCCACTGCCATGATTAGCAGTATACCAGCAATGTATCGAGTCATTCTACACCCCCTATGCCATCGGCATCGGCTTGCGCCCGCTGGCTTGCGAGCGAAGCCTCCCCCGCCTTACGCTTACGCTTGCCTTTCTTATCGGCCGGTAGGGGCAGAAGCTTTACAATCTTGGGCTTTGCCTCTTCTGGCCGGTAGAAGCCTATTGCACGCCCCTTGCGATCCGTTTGTAGGCGAAAGCCACCATGGTGTAAATATCCATAATCATCGTCCCATGCATGTAACTGTTGCGGCTTGTTGTCCCCTTTATCGTTATCAGGGATTTTGCTCAAGTCTGCAACCGTATGGGGATATTCCCAATCCTGTGTTACATAATTCCAACGTCTATTAGCCCATTCCCCATTAACTGGCCAAGGCTTGCGTTGCCGAAAGTATCTAATGCCTGTAGTAAATTCAGCAACCTTGTCCATCTCATTTGTTGCCTTGTTGTATTTCAAAATATGTCCTTCAGGGACATAGTGCGCATGCCCTTGTGCACCTGCACTCAGCATCGCCGCAGTGCTCGCAAACATCATTCCATTTGTACCGTTGGGATGCGTCCCAAAGGTGTACACAAGTGGATTGTCTTTGCGACATAGATATAGCTCCTGGTTTACCAGAATACCGAGGGCAGCTGCCCCGGAGAATGTCCCCAGCAATTTGGGTAGGGCTGCAATGCCATGTTTGGCAATGTAGGCCACGAAAATCTCTGAGTCTACCCCGGCCGTCTTTTTGATACCTTCCTTTTTGGCAAGGTCCACTGAGTCAAAAACCCATCCATTATGCACTACCACAATGCCAAGCTTCCGGCGTGAAAATGGCTGTGCCTGTGCATCTCCACGTCCCCCGCTAGTTGGCATGCGGTTATGACCCATGCTCGCCTGCACCATTTGAACGTTAAAGG